TTGGGAATGGGCGGCTTCGAGTATGTCTGCACAGCCTCCTCTGTCAAAGGCAAGCGTACTCTCAGGGTGTGGGCCCGCAAGCTCGTCCCGCTTCCGAAGTGGAATAATCCGGACGTGACACCGATGCGCGCCCCCGAGTTCTTCGCGCGCGAGGACGAACATACGGTTGAAACGGGCGAGTTCGTGCGGGATCTCGCGGGCCTTATCGTCGAATGGGGCGAAGGCCGCTGCGCCGTCCTCGGCCAAGAGATCATAATTGTTCCATCAGCTTCGATGAAATCCGTGGCAGCCGGAACGATCGCCCGCCCCGGCGAGCCGTCGAAGCCGCAGCCCGAGCCGGTCAAGCCTCCCCCCTGCGAGAGGGGGATGCTCTTTTGATCGCTAAAGTGTTCCCTTTCACGCTAATCGGGCTGTCACTCTGTGCCTCCCTGGTCTGTTTCGCGAAACGCGACGTGCGCCACGGCATCTACTGGCTTGCCGCGGCGGTCCTCAACCTCACAGTGACGGTATGAGACAAAGAATAACGAACAGGCGGCACCAGGCCATCGACGCGAAGCCGGAGCGTCGGCGCCTTATGATGCTCGTCGACCAAAGGAGAGAGCGCTACTACTGGTGCACCAAAAGCGGGGAGTACGTGCGGCTCGACAAAATCAACGAGTATGGAATCCGCGCCATCTACAACCTGCTCTGCGACCAGGAGGATACCGTGCCCTACTGCTGGATCATGAAAATTCGAGAGCACGCGGCAAGCAGGGGTATCGATCTCAGTAGGGCGCCCGCCCAAGGTCATCCTGAACGCGAAATGGGAGCGTAGCCACGTGGACATACGAGTCGACGTCGGGTTTTTCAGCCACCGCAAAACAAAACGACTCATCGCGACGGCCGGTCTGCAAGCCGCGTGGTCGCTTCTCGTGCTATGGGCCAAGATGTCGCAGCAGCGTCCGAAGGGCGTGCTTTTCGATATGGACGAGGCCGACATCGCAATGGAAGCCGAATGGCCGGGCGAGGCCTCCGTGTTTATAAACGCGCTGCGTCTGTGCGGCGGCACGAGCAAACCCGGATATATCGATCGGCTCGAAGATGGCACGTATGTGCTTCATGGGTGGGAGGAGCATCAGCATTTCGTGTTCACGCGCGACAAGCGCTCCCAGGTAGGCCGGCTGAACGCCATGAAGAAGTACGAAGGCAGGCTCAAGCGCCTGCAGAAAGAGCTTGGCGAGATGGGGCTACCACCCGAAAGTCATGGCAACGGCATGGCATCGCCGCCGGAAGGTGGAGGTAGTGCCAAGCCATTGCCATCGGAAAGCGGAGGTAGTGGCAAGGTAATGGCATCCGAAAGTGGAGGTAACGGCATCGATGCCCCGCACGAAGGTGATGCCGTTACCTCCGAAACTGCATGCCAACAGCAAGGCAATGCCACGGGTTTAGCATGCTCCTCTTCCTTTTCCTCTTCCTCATCTCAAACCGTAGTACCCCCCCGAAAAAAAAGACCGGTCGCTGTATGCGACCCCGAACAGGAGAAACGAAACGCCATCGCGCTCGTCAACGGGATGAGGCAGACAGCAAGCCCTGAGCTAATATCGCGCGTAATGAGCCGCCTCAACTTAACCGAGGCGGACTTTAAGAAAGAGGTGAGCCATGCCTGACATCTTCAGCTACGAGTTTACCGGAGTCGAGGACGCGCTATCAATGTTCGATGGCCGACTCATTGTAGGCCCGGCACTCCGCACGTCGCTCAGCAAGGCCGGCAACGACGCACGAGTCACGGCTAGCGGCGACATCCGTGACGAGTACAACATACCGGCCTATCGCATCAACGAGTACCTGACAAGTCAGATCTATCTCGGTGAAGAGGTCGCGACTGTTACCATTACCGGGCGAGGCCGAGGCTTGGCGCTGTCGTATTTCGACGTGAAGCAGGAAGGCCGCGTGATAGTGAAGACGGGCAAGGGTAAGAGTAGAAGGTCGCACCTTGGCTATCGGTATGGCCGAGGCTATCCCGGCCCTGTGTCGGTCAGGGTACGCCTCGACACAGGCCGCCAGATAGTCCTACCCGAAGGCAGCCAATACGGCACGAAGGCATTCCTGGCCATGACGAAGAGCGGCCATCTCGGCGTGTTCGTCAGGACAGGCAAGAAGCACCTGCCAATCGAACAGAAGTTCGGCCCCGGTGTCGGTGGCCTCTTTGGCACGCCTAAGGTGATGGATCACGCCAAAGCCATAGCCATAGCCACCTTCACGACCGAGTTCCCAAGGCAGATAAACCTCTTGTTGGCAGGTAGACGCAGATGATCTGCGGTTCCCCCGCTGCGAGTGGTGCGTAACGGATGCCAAGCACTCAAAATATCGCAGCTTTTGGAAAAAAAACGGATTTTGGAAAAATGGAAATGGAAGTAGGCCAGCAACAGAGCTCCGAACCCCTGGACACTAACATAGCAAAACTGCTCTCCGTGGGTAAGAACGTCAAAACGCGGCTCTACGCGGAGTTGGTCAGAAGAGTCGGCGCCGGCGAGATCCTCAACACGCAGGAGATCGCTTCATTCGACAGACTCCACAAGGAGCTGTCTGGAGAAAACGAAGCCCCGTCCGGCCCTTCCCTTCCAAACCCGACCGCCATCGCGACCTACCTCCACAAGTGCGGCTATAAGGTCTCGAAGTCCGCCGTCTACAATCACACCAAGGACGGCAAGCTGCGCCCCCAGGCCGACGGCAGCTACGCCGTCGCCGACGTCGACACCTACGCAAAGCTCTACCTTCCCCTGCTCGCCGGCGCCCCCTCCGAGATGGATGGCGCCCAACGCGCCAAGCTCGCAGAGGAGACGCGCAAGACGCGCGCCCAGGCCGCCCATTGGGAGATCAAAGCAGCAGAAGCGGCCGGCGCCGTCGTCCCGGCCGACTGGAAGGAGAAGGATCTCGCCGCCCGGGCCATCGTTCTCCGCTCCGACTTCTCAAATTGGGCGCACACGGAATGCGCGCGCATGATCTCTCTCGTCAACGGAGATCCCGAGCTGCTCCCCGACCTCATCGCCTTCACCCTCGCCGCTGGCGAGATGTGGTTTGCACGCTACTCCGGCGACCGCGAGTTTACCGCCGAGCTGCCCGCCCCCGGCGCCGCCCCGGCCGCGCGCGACGATGACTTCGAGGAGGAGGAATGATGCAGCCCTCGCCCTCCCGCCACTACTCGCCGGCGCCGCCGCCCCCTCCCCCGCCGGCCCGCTATACGTTCCGCTTCACCTCCGGAGAATCGCGCATCTTCCGCCCCAGGGAACTCGACCCCGGCACCGGCCGCCCCCTCACCGTCTCACAATGGGCGGACCGCTTCCGCCGCGTCACCGAAGGCGAGCGCACCGGCCCCTGGAGCACGGCCTACACCGCATACGCGCGTGAGCCGATGGATGCCTGGACGCTCCCCTGGGTGCGCCGCATCATCCTCTGCTTCCCCGCCCAATCGGCCAAAAGTCAGATCGCCATGAACTGCCTTGGCTACTCGGCCGACCAGGACCCGGGCCCCGCCCTTTGCGTCCTGCCGAACGAGAAGAAGGCAAAGGACTACCTGGAGAAGAAAATCAAGCCCATGTTTCGCACATCGGCCCGCCTCTCCGAGGTCCTCGGCTCAGCCAGCCGCTCCACGAACCGCGCGATCAGCCTCGCCAACGGCATGTTCATCAACGTCACATGGGCAACCTCGGCCGCCGAGCTGGCGCAGGACTCCTATCGCTACACGATCCGCGACGAGACGGACAAGTACCCGGACTTCGTCGGCAAGGAAGCAGACCCGATGGGCCTCATCGACGAGCGATCCAACGCCTTTCCTTACACCTCCAAAGACATCACTCTCTCCACGCCGTCCCTCGATACCGGCATCATCTGGACGGCCCTGACCAAAGAGAGCGACGAGGTCCGGGATTGGTGGGCGGTCTGCCCGATGTGCAAGACAGCGCAGATCATGAGGTTCCGCAACATCACGTGGCCTGGCGATATCAAGGACTGGCGCGTCATCGTCCGCGAAAGGCGCGCGTTCTACTCCTGCGAGGCCTGCGGCATGAAATGGAACGACGCCGATCGCAACGCGGCCGTCGCCGCCGGCTACTGGAAGCCGCGCCAGGCCGTCCCGAACGGCCGCCCTTCCTCTATCGGCTACCATCTTGCCGGCGCCTGGTATTCGCCCTTCATCAGCCTTTCCAAGTGCGCGGGCGCCTACATGCGAAGCCGCGAGGACCGCGCCAAAATGGTCTACTACGTGACGCAGATCAAGGTCGAAGGCTTCTCGGAGCGCGTCGACACGAAAACCGAGACGCAAATCCTCTCGCACAAAACGTCCCTCCCGCGCCGCGTCGTCCCCTCCGACGCTATCGCCCTGACGGCCGGCGTCGATACCCACAAGCACAATTTCCGCTACGTCGTGCGCGCATGGGCTCCGGACCTCACGAGCTGGCTCGTCGATTACGGCGAGATCTCTTCGGTCCGCAGCATGGCCGACCTGGAGACGCTCATCTTCGACATGCGCTTTCCCGTCGACGGCGCTCCCGGGCACACGATGGGGATCTGGCGCGCGGCCATCGATACCGGCGGCGGCAAGTCCGGAAGCGACGACGACGAGACGAGCCGCACGGAGGAAGTATACGAATGGCTCCGCAAGCACGCGAAGCGCGGCGTCGTGTTCGGCATCAAGGGCGCGAGCCACAAACAGATCAAGCGCGTCCAGGTCACGACGATCGACAAGATGCCCCGCTCCTCGAAGCCGATCCCCGGTGGCCTCGAGCTCAGGCTCCTCGACACCGACCAATTCAAGTACACCCTTCACTGGCGGCTTGAGCGTGTCGAAGGCGAGACGCAGTGCTTCTACCTCCACGCGGAGACGTCCGAAGATTACGCAACCGAGTTTCTCGCGGAGGAGGTCCACAGGGACCGCCACGGCCGCACCGAGTGGCGGCGCGTCCGCCAGGATAACCACTACCTGGACTGCGAGGTCTACGCGGCAGCGTGCGCGGACGCGGAGTGGTTCCCGAGCATCAGCATGGTGGCGAACATTCTGCGGCAGAAGAAAGAGCACGACGCGCAGCGCGCCGTCGCGGCCTCGACCTCGGCCCCCGCCGCCGAGCCGGGAAGGCGGCCGGCCGTGCCCTCCGAGGATCGCGACAGACCGAGTTGGCTGGAGAGCAGACGATGACCGCAGAGAGCAAGGGAAGGCTTCTGCAGACGAGGGGCGAGATCATGAAGGAGTATGGCCTCACCGAAACGACGTTCCAGATGTTCCTCAAAGCCGGGATGCCCGTCGTGGTCATCCAGCGGCGCTATTACGCGCACACCGACAACCTGGACCGCTTTTTTCAGACCCTCACGAATGGGAGAGTCGCAAAGTTCGACGAGGCGGTGGAATGACCGGCGCCCCACTTCACGACAGCATGAGGTGATGAGATGCCCGACTTCGGTAAGGTATTCCTCGGAAGCACGCCGGCGGACCACCGCCGCTATGTCACGGCCGCCCTCGCCCACCTTCGCGAGCGCGGCGTCCGTCGCGTCGTGATCCCCTGTTGCGGGCAGTTCACGCTCGTGCGCTGCGCCATCGCCGCCGGCTTCTCCAAGGAGCAGATCGCCGCGAGCGACGTCTCGCTCTTCTCGTCGCTCCTCGGCTATTACTACGCGGGCCGGCCGCTCTCGGGGCTCCCCTTCTCGATCCGCCAGGGCCGTCTCGCCGACGAGTACGCGGCGTGCGAGTCGGACACGTCCCGCCTCGCGCTCCTCCTTCTCCACATGAAGCTCTCGCAGCTTCGCACGGACCGCGACTTCGAGCGCCGCTACGCGGACGACCTCACGAGCGACGCGGCCGCCCACCTCGCGCGCATGGGCCAGGCCATCGAGACGTTCCGCGAGTTTTACGCGGGCATCTCATACGAGATCGAGGACCTCCGGAAAGTCGCCGGGCACGACGGCGCGGACGCGGTGATGATCCTCAACCCGCCCGCCTATGCCGGCGGCTACACGAAGATGTTCGGCAAGATCGCGGAGGTTATCGACTGGCGCGTCGAGATCGAGGAGTGGAACGCTCGCAAGGAGTACCGCACGCT